TTAATGCCAAAAGGTATGTTTAAACCCCAGTGGTCTGATATAATTCCGCTACCAGAATATTCCAACTCAGTCCCCTTGGGTAATACAAAAGAGATATACGAAGAGGTTGAAGAACTGCACTGGCTTTCAAAAACGCTTACAGGACCTGGCGATTTTATATTATTCCCTGTAAAAGGCGAAAGTATGATTAAAGCAGGTATATATACAGGCGACTATGTAGTAGTCAAAAAGCAAGAAACGGCAAATGTCGGTGAGATTATCCTTGCCTCATACAAAGGCGGGGTAACGCTCAAAAGATATGGCAGAAACGCTAATGGCAATCATCTTCTTATTCCTGAAAATGACACAATGGAGCCGATTGTTATCCCTCTAAATGACACTGAATTCAAAATAATTGGCATAATGACACTTCTTATCAGAAAAGCAAAGAATTTGTAATTTAGTCAGGGCCAGGGGGCATTATGGACGAAAATACCAAAAATGAAGTTAGAGCAAGAAGGAACACTTGGGTAGCATGCTCTAAGTGCGGACATAAAGTAGCAAAAGTAAGAACTTGTGATATGGAAATTAAATGTAAGCATTGTGGTCATGAATTTGAAGCAATAATAATCTCTGCAAAATCAGTTAAAGATGAAGTTTCAACTCAACAGAAGCAGTAAATTCTAAAAACAAAATATAAAATCAGGTTATCCAGCCAAGGCTGTATGAACCGACGACCTTAAAAGAGCCATCAAAACAAATGTGAGCCCATAGCGGCCAGAGTTTGTTTGAGCCCGGTCGTTAAACTCGGGATGCGTTCCCGTTTTTAGCGACAGGGCTTTTTTTTTATTTATATGAGCCCTCCTTTGCGTGAGCGCATCCTTGCACGCAAAGGAGGCGGCTCATGCAACCCATCCGTATTAAGCAATGGGAATTATCCCTTGTCACAAAAATCACATCGCATTTCGTAAACACAGACAAAGATGAACTTCAGGCAGAGTTATACAAAAAACTGCTTGAACTAAAACACAAAAAAATCAAGGCAGATAACTGGAAGAACTTTCTCGCTAAATCATTATTTAACGCAGCAAATGATTACCTCAGAAAACATAAACACTATTATGAGCACAACACCCCTCTTGAAAATGATAACGACGAAAAAGTTTCATTATTAGACACCTTACCTGAACAGCATAAAACTGAAAATATAGAACTTAAACTTACACTTGAAAAACTCTCACCGCAAATGCGAAAGCTATGGGATATACTTATGGAAGAAGAGGCAAATATAACCAACACAGCCAAACGTCTTGGTAAACCGAGAACAACGATAAACTACTGGCTTAAAAAACTGAAAGAGGAACTTGAAAAATTATAAATTCATCTTTCGTCAATTTGATATACCTCATTCGTCTTCATAGTTAGAGGTGAATATGGCAAACGCATATAAATTCATACTCAATGAAAAAATAAAAGACAGCGCAAATATACTGAAAGTCCTATTCAGTATGGCGCTTAAAGAGACCGAACTTATATACGGCAAAGCCAAAGTTAAACTTGAAACAAACTACAAGTTAAACGATGCAAGAGGTATTTGCTTAATTGAAAGTGGAACCGACTGCGGGGAGCATTTAGCAAAACTGCTCTCCGGGTTCTTAATAAGGGAGTTAGGTGACAATTCATTTAAAGTAGAGCGAATAAAAACCGAAAACAAATAAGGAGCATTTATGTCAAACTTCAAGTTACCTGAGCCAAAATATAACATAGAGCTTATAGTCCAGGGCAAACAACACTTTTATGATGTTACATATAAAGGTATAACTACAAGATATTCCGGCGTAACAGGAATTTTATCAGTAATAAACAAACCAGCGCTTATAAACTGGGCAAAACGTGAAGCACTCTCACTGGTTGAAGATACATTACTAAAACGTCTAAACGGCCGTAAAAGTGCAAGAATTACACTGAACAGAACATGGATAGACGCACTTTTAACAGACGCTAAGAAAAGACCTGAAACACTTAAAGACGAAGCTGCTGACTTAGGAACCCAGGCACATGCTTTTATTGACCTTATAATCCATGGTGTAGAGCCAACCCAAATTCCTGAAGAAATATCAGCACCTGTTAATTCTTTTAAGGACTGGTGGAAAAACTCAGGAATCCAACTGATAGCGGGTGACACTAAAGTCGCATCAATTGAATACGGCTATGGTGGCAGTTTAGACGCATTGGGAATAAGAAACGGGGAGTTAGTGGTTCTTGACTGGAAAACAGGCAGCGGAATATATCTTGAATATGCTTTACAGGTCGCTGCCTATGCGCAGGCATTTTACGAGACATACGGCATAGAATGTAAAAGCGCAGTAATAGTCAGATTCGGTAAGAAACCGCCGATAGAATTTGAAAAAAAAGAAGTCCTTGACTTAAAACAAACCTTTGAAGCATTTTTAGCAGCAAAGCAATTAAAAGAAATGCTCTCAAAAACCCACTTCATTGAGTGGTAAAAAAACGGAGGTAAGATGACAGAAACTACACAAAACCAAACCATAAAACTCGCCCCACCCCGAGCAAAAAGAAAGGCGGGGCTGCCAACTGACGGATTAATGCTATTAGTTGGACATCCCAAATCAGGCAAGACAACCTTGGCCGCCTCATTTCCTGATTCCTATGTTATGGAGCTAGAAAAAGGCGGTGGTGATAGGATATCAGGCAGGATCCACGATATAGCCGGGCTTAATGAATTCAGGGAAGTACTCAAATTAGTTATAAATGAGCCATCCATAAAAACCATCGTAATAGACAGCTTAGATGTATTGTCCGACTGGTTAGAAGAAGAAATCGCCCGCGCCAGAGGTCTTGATTCTATAACGGAAAGGAAACAAGGTGTTGACGGCTTTGAGATGTGGGGTGAGTACAGAAAAAGAATAGAGGCGTTAATCAACTATCTCAAAAGCTCAAATAAATTCACTATCCTTATAGCCCACTGCCGCGAGCCAAAATTAGACGCAAACGGCAATCTTATATCACCGGCGGGAATAAACATGCCGGGCAAAGCCGGCTCATTTATAGCCGCTCAGGCAGACATAATCGGCTATGTCTACAAAAAGCCACTCGGCTCAGGGACATCATACTTTGTCACATTCCAGGGCGGACCTTTAGGCGCATGGGGCTCAAGGGTAGATGAACTAAATGACAAGACGCTCCAACTGCCAGGCGATAATCCATATTCTGCGTTTGAAGCAGTATTTAAAGCAAATGAGCCGAAGCCAGTAAAACAAACCAAAGGAGGCAAATAAAATGGCAAGAATAAATTACAAAGCAGATGCCAGCTCAGAGTATAAACCAGCTCCACGCGGTATATATACACTTCAAATATCGGACTACTCAGACGGTGAAGTTACAAAAACAGGCAAACACCCAGGCACACCAATGACCAGAATAGTATGTGAGATATGCGATGAAGGTGAACACTTTGGCAAAAAGGTGTGGCATAATGTCGTCTGGGTTCCGCCTGGGAAAGCAGGACATGGCTTAGCCGTACACTTCCTTCACGCTGTGGGACTGCCTTATGATGGTGAGTTTGAATTTGACGAGTCGGAACTACAGGGCAGAAGATTCAGGGCTTTAGTCGGCATAAAAACCTATGAGAAAATCATAGACGGCCAGAAGGTAAGCCGTGAGAAAAATTATATCGAGGAAGTGTATACCGAGAAACATCCTGAGCCGAAAAAACTGCCAATAGCCGAGAAAATAAAACCTATTGATGATGATGAAGACATTGAAATTCCATTTTAAATATGTCATCGGAATTACTGAAATTAGCGCTTAACTATGCTGAACTTGGCTGGTATGTTTTTCCACTTGTCCCAAATAAAAAAGTTCCTGCTACTAAAAACGGATTTAAAGACGCAACGCTTGATTTGGAGCAAATAAAAAAATGGTGGACTGAAATACCGTCAGCAAATATCGGCATAGCCACAGGCAGTAGAACTGGTATAGCTGTGGTGGATATAGATGTCAAAAACGGCTCAAACGGCTTTGAGTCACTAAAGACATTAGCAATAGACACCAATACACTTACATCTTTAACGCCTTCAGGTGGAAGACATTTATATTATGTCACATCTGGAAAAACTATAAACTCAAAAACAAGAATACTTCCGGGTATAGACATAAAAGCGGAAGGCGGATATGTGGTTGCTCCCGGCTCAGTAATAGATGGCAAAAAATATGAATGGCTTGAGCCGGAGACCTCACCCATAAGTTTCCCTGAATGTCTTTTAGAAATTACATCTAAACCAGCCAGTGAGCCAAAATTGGAAGAAGGGGTTATTATACCTGAAGGCGAGCGTAATGCCAAACTTACAAGCATAGCCGGCTCACTTAGAAGGCGAGGGATAGAGCGTGATGAAATACTCGCCGTGCTTAAAATAATAAACCAAAGCAGATGCAGACCACCTTTATCGGACAGGGAGTTAGAGAAAATAGCGTCCAGTATATCACGTTACCAGCCTGATGATGAGCCATTGCCGCCGGAACTCAGTGAAGACGCTTTGGCTTTGGAATTTACAAAACAACATTCTGAGAACTGGCGGTATGTTGCTAACTGGGGCTCGTGGTTACACTGGGACGGCAGACGGTGGCAGCGAGAGAGCACGCTTAAAGCATATGATTTAGCAAGACAGGTTTGCAGGAATGCAGCCTGCAGAGCCCCAACCCCAAAATCTGGCTCAAAAATCGCAAGCGCATCAACAGTGTCAGCTGTTGAAAAACTGGCAAGGGCAGATAGAAGACATGCTTCTACAACTGAGCAATGGGACCGCGATGTGTATGTGCTTAATACTCCAGCAGGCGAGGTTGACTTAAGAACCGGACAAATAAATATACACAATCGCTTAAGTTATCTTACAAAAATCACAAATGCCAGCCTTGCCCCCCCTCAAACCCCAGCACCGCTATGGCAAAAATTCCTTGACGAGATAACAAATCACGACAGAGAGTTACAGCTCTACTTAGCCAGGGTAGTTGGCTATGCTTTGACAGGTGTTACAAGCGAGCATGCTTTATTTTTCCTTTACGGAACTGGTGCTAATGGCAAATCTGTATTTTTAAATACAATTAGCACAATACTTGGCGATTATGCGGCAAGCGCACCTGTTGATACCTTCCTTGAAAACAGGACTGAAAAACATCCAACTGACTTAGCCGGGCTTCGCGGCGCTAGACTTGTTACATCAGTAGAAATAGAAAGAGGCAGACGCTGGGCTGAATCAAAAATAAAACTGCTGACAGGCGGTGACAAGATATCAGCCCGCTTTATGCGTCAGGACTTCTTTGAGTACAAACCGCAGTTTAAGATTATAATAGCGGGTAATAATAAGCCGGCAATAAGGGATATAGATGAAGCGATGAAAAGAAGACTGCATCTTATCCCATTTACAGTAACAATACCACCCGAACAGCGAGATAAAACATTACAGGAAAAACTTTTAGAAGAACGCGATGCAATATTGCGCTGGGCTGTTGATGGCTGTCTTGAGTGGCAGAGAATTGGTTTAAAACCGCCTGAATGCGTTGTATCAGCTACCGAAGAGTATTTTGAGTCAGAGGATTATTTAGGCAGATGGCTTGAAGAAGAGTGTATTATTGAAAAAAATATTTCCGGCTTAACTGATGAACTTTTTGAGTCATGGAAGCTATGGGCTGAGAAAAATAATGAAATAGTCGGGAGTAAAAGAAGATTCTCAGACGAGTTAAATAAACGTGGCTTTAAGCGTGCAAGATTTGGTCGTGAGCAGAAAAGAGGGTTTTATGGCATTGGCTTGAAGTCAAATCACCACCAGGAGTCAATTATATGAAAAAAGATATAAAATTTAAGGATTTTTTAAGCAATGCAGACACAGCAGACACTTCATACATAAATACCCGTTACGCGCGTACGCGCGCGCGTCACGCGCCCGCGCGAAACGCCTATAATAGGCGGATATGTCTGCTGCGTCTGCGTCATCTCAGATCTGGCTATGCTCATAAGTACCGCCAGTCATTATCACTCAGTAATAAAAATAATTATTTTCTCAAGTACTTACTTACAAGGAGTATTTATGAGTAATCGTTCTAAAGGAAATTACCACGAAAAGAAAGTGGCCGACTGGCTTAAAAGAAACGGCTATGAGGTTGAAAGAAGCTTTGGCAAACCAGTATGGCGTCCCGGAAAAGGTGTTATATTTGGAGCAAGGGATTTATTTAATGCTTTTGACATCATAGCAATCAAAAAACCGGAAGAAGTCAGATTCATACAGGTTACATCAGGCGCCGTGTCAAAAAGAAGGGCAAAAGCTTTTGATGTCTGGCCGCACTCAGAGGTCTGGGAGCATTTAAGGGCGGGTGTTTACAGAATTCACTTAATAGACAGAATTGAGGTTATTGACACTAATAAACAATTTAAATCGTTTATAGACAACAAAGAAAAGGAGGATTAAAATGAATAGTAGAAGATACAAACTAAGTGTATGCGAGTACTGTAAAAGCGGATTAAGGCGAATATTCCCTAACCATAAATACCATGAGAAATGTTATAAGAAGTGGCGCAGGGAGTATCAGAGGAAATATCAGCAGAAAGTGAGAGCCGAGCTAAAAAAAGGATTTGAAGTAATATGAAGCGTAAACTTACAAGACACCCAAATGAAATGATAAAGATGGCAATAACTAAATACGAAAACGGCGCCAAACTTGCCGCTATAGCAAGGGAGCTCAAAGTAAGCAAGACAACTGTAAAATACTGGCTTGATAACGCTTCAAAATTTATCCCGGATTCCGATAATAAAAACCCTATTGTCAGCAGATTAGGTCAGCGTCTTGTTCGTGAAAGTTGGGATATAGTGTTTAGCTCGCTTAAAGAACTTAAAAGCAAACTGGCTGAGATGAGCGGAAGGGATTTAGTGGTTGTAATAAGCGAATTACTTGATCTTCAGTCACGATTTGGAGCAATGGCAGGCAAAAACACAGTTCCCGACAGAGTCATAGAGAAATCAGAAGAAGTAAGAATTACAGTGCAAAAATACTTAGAGAAACAAAAACCAGAGCAAGTTTGCCTGAGCACTCAGCCAATAGAATGTGAGAGCCAGCAAATATGCGAATTAGCTCAAAATACAGAGGAAGCACAAAATGAGGCTAAAAATGATAGCAAACAACCGTAAATTCACTAGACATAATGGACAATTAAGTCATCATTTTCCCATAGGCAAAATAAACAATTTAACTCAAAAAAAATTTTTGCGTAAAATTTTAGAGCATAACCAGCCAAGCCCCCTCTTTAATTTTATATCGAACAAAAAGTACGAATTTTTTATATTTTGCACGTACGAAACAGCATTATGTAATTTTTTATGTACGAAACTCGCACAAACACCTATTTTTTTCGTCCTGCTAAAAGGGGGGTTATGAAAGCGCATCATGAGCGTTTGGAAGAGCTTTTTTTCTTTGCCAAAGATGTCCTTGGTTACAATCAATTAACTGAATTACATCTTTCATGGTTTGATATACTGCTGCGTGAAAAATTTGTTTTACTGCTTGCGCCTGTAGGTCATCTAAAAACAACAGCATGCACCATATGTTATCCACTTTTCAGACTTACCGAAAACCATAACATGAGAATACTTTTAGTCAATGAGGTTTTAGACAATGCAAAGGGCTTTTTGCGTGAGCTCAAAGGACATTTAATGCAAAATGAAATATTCCGTGAAAGATACGGACACTGGGACCTTACAGCTGATACCTGGACTGAAGAGCGAATTCAAATCCCAAGGACTGAAATCAAAAAAGAGCCGTCAATAGCGGTTGCCTCTGTTCTGGGAACTGTTGTAAGCCAGCATCCTGATTTGATTATAGTTGACGATCCATGCTCTAACAGAAACACGCAGACGCCGCATCAGCGTCAGAAGGTAATAACATGGTTTCAGCGTGATTTATTACCCCGTCTTGATGACAATGGTCAAATTATAGTTGTTATGACAAGGTGGCATACCGAAGATTTAGCCGGCTTTATAAAAAATGAGCCTGGCTTTTCACACTGGAAAGTAATTGATTTAAGGGCTGAGTGGTATGACGAGCAAAATAATCACCACATCCTATTCCCTGAAAAATTTTCAGTACAAAAACTTGCTATTTTAAAAGCTCAACTTGGGACATCAGCTTATAGCTGCCTGTATCTAAACGACCCTTCAGGTCAGGAGGGCTCAGATTTTAAAATCTCATGGCTTGATTCAGGCAGATATGACAGAAGACCTGATGATTTAACAATCTTTGCCGGTATAGATTTAGC